TTAGATCCCGTCGAATAACCCGCCTAGCGCTGCCGGCTCCCAGTTCATGATGATCAGCTCGCCAGTCAGCTCAGCCTTTCCCTTCCTTTGATTCGTGCAGCTGTAGCGGATGTCGGTCTGCTCGATGTGAAAACCATCGAACGCCCGCCGAATATCCGGGTGGTCATTGATGCTCACCATCACCTTTCCTTTGCAGCGCCGCATGAAATCGGCCATCACCACATATTCCTCGAACGGGAAGTCCACCCCGTAGCCTTCCGTCGCCCAGTAGGGCGGGTCCATGTAGTGGAAGGTGTGCGGCCGATCGTAGCGCTCGGCACACTGCAGCCAGGACAAGTTTTCCACGTACACCCCAGCCAGCCGCTGCCACGCCGCTGACAGGTTCTCCTCAATACGAAGCAGGTTGATTGCCGGACCGGTGGTAGCGGTGCCGAAACTCTGCCCGCTGACCTTGCCACCGAACGCATGCTGCTGCAGGTAGAAGAACCGCGCCGCCCGCTGAATATCGGTAAGCGTTTCGGGACGGGTCATCTTCTGCCACTCGAAGATCTGTCGACTGGATAGCGCCCACTTGAACTGGCGGACAAACTCTTCCAGGTGGTTTTGCACTACCCGGTAGAGGCACACCAGATCCCCGTTGAGGTCATTCAGCACCTCAACGGGGGCAGGCTGCGGTCGCATGAAGAAAAGCGCGGCACCGCCAGCAAATGCTTCGACGTAACACTCATGCTGCGGGAATAGCGGGATGAGGCGATCGGCCAGGCGGCGTTTGCCGCCAAGCCAAGGAACGATAGGTGCGCTCATAAGCAAGCCTTTTACTGGATAAATAAACAGTGTTAGGCTCGCCGCGCTTCGTGCACGAGGCGGGAGCCTTGGTTGGGCTTGCAGGGATGGTCTGCAGGTTCGACGGTAGGTCGGATGCGCCAACATCCGCCCTACCGCTCCTTCTAGTTTGTGGACAGCTGATCAAACAGCTGACGCTGTTGCGATGCCGGCAGTTGGCTCAAGCGGTCGAACAGCAACTGATCAATCGCACCGGCCGAGGGCCGCAGGGTGCGCGAGTAGGTCAGACTCATCACGAACGTGTGCCCGCAGTTCACGTCCAGGCACTGGCAGTACAGGTCGATGAATGTCGGCGACAGTTCGTTCCGTGAGCTGATCCGCGCCTTGTGTCCACACGCTTTGCAGTTGATTCGCATGACATCCTCCCCGTCTACTGCCACGTCGCCATTATACCCACATGCTGTATAGGCATACAGCACTCACTACTCCATGTTGTGCTGTACCACTTCCCGCCACCCAAACCGCCGATCCGCCCGCAGCACTTCGTTGACCTCGTCGAACACCCGGCAGATGGGCCGGATCTCGTTGGCGGTGTAGACGCGGTCTATCTTCTCGATGTCGCCGAAGCCACCGGTGTTCTCGGGGATGATGCCGGCCAGGGCGGGGTTCATGCGCCAGGCGGCGATGACGTCGTTGCGGGTGATGTTCTTCACCTTTTCCAGCTCATCCTTGGCCTGGAAGTCACCCACCGGAATGATCTGGATGGCCTTCTCGGTACCGCCCGGGATGTTCACGAACATCGAGCGGAAATTCCCCACGCCCTTGCTTGCGCTGATCTGCGCGCGCAGCTCCTCTTCGTCCTCCTCTGACAGGTCCGGGTCGTTGGTGTAGAAGATGTACCCCGCGTGGGCGCCATTGCTGTAGTAGCGGCGACGAAACAGGGTGGCGGCCTCGTTGAGCAGCAGCGCCTGCATGCCGCCCAGGTAGTCTGGTACCCCGTAGATGTTCTGCTCCACGTCGTAGTCCATGACGTGGATAACCTCATCCGCCTCGAACTCCTCTTCTCGCCCGTTGGGCAGCAGCATCACGAAGCCGCCATCCACTTTCACCCGCATGTTGATCGAGGGCAGGTGCTCGACCTCCAGCACCTCGCCGAACAGGCTGGTGCGGCAGTAGAGATAGGCTTCGCCAAACACCACATAGTCCAGCGCAGCGCGGGCCATGGTGCGCGCCGAGAACCCGGCACTGGGGATGAACTCACGCAGCAGCAGGTTGCGCTTGAACTTGGGAATGGCGCCGTGGTGCGCGTTGGCGCGCAGCAGCTTGGCCAGCCCCGCCTTGGACACCGGCGGGGTGTAGAGCCTGCCGTCGTCGCTGGCAAACACGCCCAGGTAGGCGGCGTAGTTGTCGGTCAGCACCGACTCCGGCGCGCCGAACGTGAACATCCGTGCGGGCTTGCGGCTGGCTGGCGGCTGGTTTCTTGCGGGGCGACGTCTGGACATGGCTGCTCTGGCTGCTCATTGCGTAGCGGCTGCGGCGCCGCTTGTTGGTGTTGAGGGGTTCGTGCGCCAGGGCGTGCATGATTGCCCAGGCCACGTCGGCGTGGCCGGTGGCCTCGGTGCGCGAGGCGCTGTAGGTGATCTGGCCGCTGGCGGTGGTGCCACGCTTGATCGACAGGAACGCGGCCGCCACTTCGCTCCAGCCGGCGTCCCATTCAATGCGGCTGCCCTGGATGGTGTCTTGCGCCTTGAGCACCAGGGTGTTCTTGGCTTCCAGGCTGTAGTGGATGGGTGTGGCGCGCGGGTAGAAGTCGCGCACTAGGTCGAACACGCCATAGCCGACGCCGGTGATGTCGATGCCGATGTGTTGGACGTTGAAGCGCTCGCAGAGCTTCTTCACCTGCGCGGCCTGGTGAGTGAACGACGTGCCCCGCCAGGAGTACTTCTCCAGGATGCGGAACTTGCCACCCTGCTCCAGGGGCGGGGCCACCACCACACAGGTGGCGTCGTCGCGGGTGCGGCTCGGGTCGTAGCCGAGCCAGACGGGGCTATTGCCGAACGGACGATCGGACTCGGGGTCGTAGTCGGTCCACAACGCAAGGTCCGAGTAGCAACGCTCCAGGTCGACCAGGGCGAAGGCGCTCATCGTGCTGTCGATAAACTTGCACATGTAGAGCTGATCGAACGTGTCTTCGTTGATTTCCAGACGCAGGCGCTCGATGTTGAACAAGTTACAGCCGCCGACCTTGGCATCCTCGACGGTAATGACCTTGCGCCACTGGCCGTCCGGACACAGCACGCCGGCGTGGATCTGGGCGTCGCTCGGCCATGGGCCGGCCTTCTTGCCGCGCTTGTCGTTGCGGAACTCCTCGCCGGTCCAGAACGGGTAGGCCTGGTGGGTGACGGCGCTGGGCGTAGAGAAGTACGTCTTGCGCCACTTGTCATGGGACGCCATGGCGCCGGCCAGATCGCTTAGCTTGGCGAAGTCCCTGATCCAGAAATACTCGTCGATGTAGACGTGGCCATGGTGGCCTTGGGCGGTGCTGCTGTTCGTGCTCAAGAAGCGCAGTTCGGCCCACGGCTTGCCGTCCTTGCTCAGCACGATGGGATTGCCGGTCAGGTTGATGTCGAACCACTCTGCGGCGAACTTGACGATGTAGCTGCGGAAGATTTCCGACTGAGCCCGGCTGGCCGACAGGAACATCTGGTTGTCGCCGGTCAGCACCGCGTCCATGAACGCTTCGGCGGCGAAGTAGTAGGTCAGGCCGATCTGGCGACTCTTGAGGATGTTGCGGATACGCGCGGTCAGCGGGTTGCGCTTCGCCTCGAACAGCTCCATCTGGTAGGCGAACATGCGGCTGGTGAACTTCTCCAGGAAGTCCACTTCGGTCAGGGCGCTGATGTCGTTCTTGAGGGGCTTTTCCTTACGCTTGCCGCCTTCCCCACGCGGCCGCCGCTCGCCCCGGCCGGCACCGGGTGCGGGAGCCGGGCCGTCGTCAGCCGCGGGCGCTGCGCTCGCCGGCGGCCGTGACTGTTTCAGCAACTTCTCTCGAATACTGGTCAACCGCTCCAGCTCGTCCAGGTCGCCCTTGCTCAGCGCCTCGGTTTTCTCCAGCAGCAGGGTGATACGCCGGCTGACCGCGCTCAGCGGCTCCTCGTCCGTCAGCAGCTCATCCCAGCCGCCCCGGGCGATCCAGTAGTAAACGATACGGATGTTGGGCAAACCGAGCTGAGCCTGAATTTCGCGCGGCTTGCAGCGGCGCAAATAAAGGCGTTTGGCGGCTTCCTTGACTTCGGTAGAGTAGGACATTGGCGCAGTCTAAGCAGCCAACACGCGGCCAACGCCTACGAAAATTGCGCGAATTTCCTATTTCACAGATTTAGGAATTTCGCGCAATCGACGCGCTTTTCCGGGGTTGCGGCGCTGCCCATGATGGGGCTCCAAGCACCGTACAGAGCCCCGTCACCCTCATGCCTCGCTCCCTCGTTTCGTACTGGAAACGTGTCGCCACCAGCGGCCCCACCGCTGACGGTCGCGTGATCACGCCGCAGGAGCTGCGGGAAATCGCCGAGACCTACAAGCCCTCTCGCTACACCGCCGTGATCTGGTCGGAGCATGAGCGCTGGATGGGCTCCCACGGCACCGTGTTTGCCGTGCGTCTGGTCGAGGATGACCCCGAGCTGGAATCCGGCCAGGTGGCCCTGGAAGCCCAGCTGAAGCCGAACGATCGCCTGCTGTACCTAAACGACCAGGGCGAAAAGCTGTTCACCAGCATCGAGATCACCCCGAACTTCGCCAACTCCGGCAAGTGCTATCTCACCGGCCTGGCCGTCACCGACCAGCCAGCCAGCCTGGGCACCCAGGAGCTGTATTTCTCCCGCAAGTCCAGCCAGACCGCGTACTTCGCCGCCTCCCAGGAGCTGGGCGCCCTTGACGACTCGCGCCGCAACGCCTCCGAAACGGGCTTGATCGACGCCCTGACCCGCCTATTCAAGCGCTTCGCCGACGGCGCCGACGACACCAAGCCGGCCGACACCCCCCCCACGCAAACCCCAACCGAGAGCAACCCCCAAATGGATGAAGCTACCGCCAAGGCGCTGGCCGCGCTGAGCGAGCAGTTACTGGCTGTCGCCACTGGCCTGCAAGCCATCGTGGTACCGGCTACCGAGGAGGTAGACACCTCCACAACCGAAGAGCAGGTCGCCGCAGTCGAAGAGGCCGTGGCCGAGATCCTCGAAGAGGCCGAAGAGGAACGCGAGTTCAGCCGCCTCAAGAAGGCCAACGCGACGTTGACCGCGCGCATCACCGAACTGGAGAAACAGTTCAGCACCATGAAAAACACCGCCCAGGGCCGCCAGGTGCCGCGCACCACCGGCGCGCAAGCCCCCGCCAAGAAGAAGGTGCTGTAATGAGCCGAGCCCTTTCCGTCGCTGCGCAAACGCAGTACTTCGCCCTGCAGGCCGCCATGGCCGAGTCTTACGGCGTCGAGGATGCCACCCGCATGTTCGCGGTGGAGCCGTCGCTGTCCCAGGAGCACAACGACCGAATCACCGAGAAATCGGACTTCCTGCAGCGCATCAACGTGGTGCCGGTCTCCGAGCTGAAGGGCCAGAAGGTCATGATCGGCGTCAGTGGTCCGGTCACCAGTCGCACCAACACCAAGACCACCGACCGCGTGGCCAAGGACATGGTCGATCTGGATGCGCTCGGCTACGAGCTGTTCCACACCGAGTCCGACGTCGGCCTGCCGTTCGCCACCATCGACAGCTGGGCCAAGTTCCCGGACTTCCAGCAGCGCTACACCGCCGCCGTTCAGAAACAGATCGCGCTGGACCGCATCATGATCGGCTTCAACGGCATCAGCGCCGCGATCCAGAGCGACATCGTGGCCAACCCGATGCTCCAGGACGTGAACAAGGGCTGGTTGCAGATCGCCCGCGAGCAGATCCCGCAGCAGGTGCTGAGCGAAGGTGCCACACCCGGCAAGATCACCCTGGGCGCTGGCGGCGACTACGCCAACCTGGACGCCCTGGTGCACGACGTGAAGCAGATGATCGATCCGGTCTTCCGCGACGCGGGCGACCTGGTGGCCATCATCGGCAGCGATCTGCTGGCCAACGACAAGGCCAAGCTGTACGCCAACCAGGCCGGCACGCCGACCGAGAAGGAACGCATCGAGGAACAGCAGGTGATCGCCACCTACGGCGGCCTGCCGGCGTTCATGGTGCCGTTCTTCCCGGCCACCGGCGTGGTGATCACCAGCTGGGACAACCTGTCGCTGTACTACCAGGACAGCTCCTGGCGCCGCCATCTGATCGAGAACCCCAAGCGTTCCCGCGTCGAGGACTACAACGGCCGCAACGAGGGCTATGTCATCGAGCAGCTGGGCAAGTTCGCCATGATCGAAGCCGCCAACCTGGAGCTGATCTGATGAGCCTGGCCCTGGCCCATAAGCGCCGCGTGCTGGCGGGTGGTGCCCCCACCCGTTCGGCCCCGGCCACGACTGCCTATACCGCCGCCGATGCCCTGAACAGTCCGGCCAACGCCCATAAGCACCTGAAGCTGATGGAAACCGCGCTGGCCGTTGATCTGGAGCGCATCAGCGCGATCAACAGCCGCGAGCTGCGTCAGCAACTCAAGCGTGACGAGCTGCTGCCCAAGTACCAGGACTACGTGCGCCGCTACCGCGAGAGCGGCCTGAACTACCCCAACCCGGTGCTGATGCATGTGCTGGTCTGGCTGTTCGACACCGCCCAGTTCGAGGACGGACTGGCGTTGGCTCTGTTCGCCATCGAACAGGGCCAGCAGATGCCGGAGCGCTTCAAGCGCCGCGATATCCAGACCTTTGTCGCCGATGAGGTGATCGAGTGGGCCGAGGCCGAGCACAAGGCCGGCCGCAGTCCGGAGCCTTACGTCTCCAACCTGCTGCCGCTGCTCGACGCCTGGGAGCTGTTCGAGCGCATTCCGGCCCGCTACCACAAGCTGCTCGGCCTGCTCGCCATGGACCGTGAGGACTGGGCCGTCGCCATCGAGCACTTCGACCGCGCCGAAGACCTGTATGCCGAGATCGGCGTCAGCACCCGTCGCACCGCGTGCGAGAAGGCGCTGCGCAAACAGCAATCTGACCAATCCAACGACACCAAGTAACCGACTTCCCACCCCCAGCGGGGCCTGTCCTGGCGTTCCGGCTGCTTGCAGCCAGTAACCCCAACGACAGCCACCCCGCCCTATTCCTGGCGACGAGCAGATGAGCTTTTCCGGCAAACCCACCACCTTCGTGGAACAGGCGATCGAGAATGACGGTTTCTGGCCGAACCTCTCCGTGTCCGAGTTCCAGAAGGGCTACCGCCTGCCAGCGGAGTACCTGGTGGAGCTGCTGGTCGCCGACCTGACCACCGCCATGGTTGAGGTCAATCAGGATCTCGACCGGCGCAAGGCCGCTCTGCTCGCGGGGGGCGTCACCGCACCGGACAGCGTTCAGGCGGCCACCTACAAGCGCGCCGTGTATTGCCGCGCAAAGGCCAGCCTGCTGCCCCAGTTCGCAACGGTGAACCGCCGCGAGTCGGCGGAGAACACCGGCAAGGAACTGCCCGAACGCGCCGAAACCTTTCTGGCCTTCAGCCAACAGGCGGTGCGCACCCTGCAGGGGCGCGGCCGGATCACGGCGGTGCTGCTGTGAACAAGCTGCGCGGCCTGACCCGACACCTGCTGGAGCGCCGCCTGGTGCGCGCCGAGCAGCTCGACAGCTGGACCGAGCAGGTCACGCTGGAGCTGCTGTGGAAGCCGACCACCTCCGGCCTGCTGATGGGCAACCAGCGCTACCGGGCGGTGATCGTCCTGGAGCGCTTCGCCGACCATCCGGGCCGCCTGATGGCCCTGGTGGGCAGCTGGCTGGAGAACCACGACGCCGACCGCGACGACGACCTGCCGGCGCCCACCTTCGACATCGAGCCGCTGGACAACGACCTGTTCGACGTGGAGCTGACGCTGGAATTCGTCGAGCCGCTGCACCTGGGCGAAGACCCCACCGGCGAGATCGAGGCGTTCGGCCAGCGCTGGGCGTTCGTGCCGTTCGACCTGTGGGTGGCGGAGCAAGGCGAGGTGGATAGCCATGGCGCGTAGCACCTTCGAGCTGGACGCCCGCGGCTACCTGGGAATCGCCGAGCAACTGGCACTTCTGAACCTGACTCCGCAACTCCGCCGGCGCCTGCTGAACAACGTGTCCAAGCGCGTGCGGACCATGAGCCGGCAACGGATCCGCGATCAGAAGAACCTCGACGGCAGCCCCTTCGCACCGCGCAAGAACCCGGACAAGGCCAAAAAGAAGATGGAGGCCGGCCTGGGCAAGCTGCTGCAGGTGACGCGCGTCAATGCCGACGAGGCCGTCCTGGGTTGGCGGAACGGCTTGACCCGCTGGATTGCCGCGCAACAGCACCACGGTCTCAGCGAGCGCCGGACAGCGGCCCAGATGCGGCGCTGGAACAAAGTGCGCCCTGGCCAAGGCGCTACGGAAAAGCAAGCAAAACGCCTGCGCCGGCTGGGTTTTAGGGTGCGGCAGGCCGGCAAGAAGAGTCTGGTACGGCCTTCCACCGCCTGGATTGTGGAACACGTCCAGTACCAGCAGGCGGGCTTACTGATCCGCATTCTGCAGAACGACAAGGCCGAGTCTTCCGGCGCCCAGAGCTGGGAAATCTCCCTGCCAAAACGCCAGTTCCTCGGTGCTAACCACGACCGCGACACCCGACTCCTTGTGAACCAGGTGCTGCAGCAAATCCTCAACTCTCCCCGCTAACGAGGCACCCTATGGCACTCGGCAAAGTCAGCGTGAACAACCTCAACCTCGGCCAGGGTGCCGTGAGCGAGATTGAGCGCTATTTCCTTTTCATCGGCACCGGCGCGGCGAACACCGGCAAGGTGCTGGCCCTCAATACCGACAGCGACCTGGACGTTGAGCTGGGCGTCCAAACCAGCGAGCTCAAGACCCAGATCATCGCCGCCCGCCAGAACGGCGGTGATCGCTGGGCCTGCGCGGCGCTGCCGCTGGCCCTGATCGACGACTGGGACGAAGCCGTTGACCAGGCGATGCGCAAGGTCTCGCCCGAGGCCATCGTGATCACCACCCCGGTGACCACCGGCGCCGAGCTGAGCGCGATGCACGACAAGGCCATCGCCATCGGCAACCAGTACGGCCGTCGTGTGTTCTTCATGGCCGCCACCGCTGGCATCACCGAGCTGCAGGATTGGTCCGGCTATCTGGCCGAACAGAAAGCCATCGTTGACGGCCTGGCCGCGCCGCGCGTGCTGGTGGTGCCGCAACTGCATGGCAACAACCTCGGTGTGCTGGCCGGTCGCCTGGCCAACGCCGCCGTCAGCATCGCCGACAGCCCGATGCGCGTGGCCACCGGCGCGGTGATGGGCCTCGGCCCGGAACCCAGCGACGCCAACGACGTACCGCTGCCGTCGGCAACCCTGGCCGAGCTGGACAAGGCGCGCTTTTCGGTGCCGCAGACCTACCCGGACTACCCCGGCGTGTTCTGGGGCGACGGCAACATGCTGGATGCCCCGGGCAGTGACTTCCAGGTGGTTGAGTACCTGCGCATTGCCGACAAGGCCGCCCGCCGCGTGCGCCTGCTGCTGATCCAGCGCGTGGCAAACCGCGCCGTCAACAACACACCCAACAGCATGGCCGCCACAAAGTCCGCGCTGATGAAGCCGCTGCGCGAGATGGGCCGCTCCGTGCTGTTCATGGGCCTGCAGTTCCCCGGTGACATCGAGCCGCCCAAGGATGGCGACATCGAGCTGGTGTGGATGAGCAAGACCAAGGTCGAGGCCTACATCAAGGTGCGCCCCTACAACTGCCCGAAGGACCTGACGGCGAACATCGCCCTGGACCTTTCCACCGAGGAGCAATAAGCCATGTCGCGCATTGGCGGTAAGAACTTCGACATCACCCTGAGCGACCTGCAGATCCATGTGGAGACCTGCACGCTCGACATCACCGACAACAGCGCCGTGGCCCAGGACCGTGGCGTGCCCAATGGCCATGTGGACGGCGACGTCTCGGCCAGCGGCGAGTTCGAGCTGGACAGCAACAACTTTGCCCTGCTGATCGAGGCCGCCGGCCGCGCCGGCAGCTTCCGCAAGCTGGACCCGGCCGACGTGGTGTTCTTCGCCAAGGCTGGCACTGAGGAAATGCGCGTCGAGGCCTTCGGCTGCAAGTTGAAGGTTTCCAGCTTGCTGAACATCGACTCCAAGGGTGGCGAGAAGACCAAGCACAAGGTGCCGTTCGACGTCACCAGTCCGGACTTCATCCGCATCAACGGCGTGCCCTACCTGGATGCCACCGAGATCGAGGGCCTGCGCTGATGGCCGACTGGTTCGATCGCGCCCAGGCTTACGAGGAGCGGGACCGCGCGCAGGCTCTGGAGGCGGCGCTGCGCCGCGCCCGCACGGACCTGCCGAGCCGGGAAACCTGCCTGACCTGCGACGAACCGATCCCCGCCGAGCGCCAGGCGTTCGGCGGCGTCATCCGCTGCGTGCCGTGCCAAACCCTTTTCGAGAAGTTCGAGGCTCAACGATGAGCACTGCAACCGCACCTGAAGCCCGCCTGGGGTCCATCGAGCGTGATCTCGCTGTCGTCCAGCATCGACTGCACCAGATCGAGCACCGTCACGAGTCAGTGCCGACGCGCGTGACAAAGTTGGAGCAGCAGTTCGAGCATATGTCCGGCCAGTTGGCTCAGCTCAACGAAGGGCAGCAGGCGTTAACCGATGTAGTAACCGGCATCGGCCGCAAGATCACCTGGGCACTGGCCATCGCCAGTACGCTGTGGGCGATCCTGCAAATGGTCGGCCCAACTTTGCTGCGGGTATTTGTGCCATGAGCCTGCGCACGAAGATCGCCGCCGGCGCCCTGGCCGGTGCCATGGGCATGGCCGGTGCGCTGGTGACCTGGTTCGAGGGACGCAGCCTGGTTGCGTACCTGGACCCGGTGGGCATCCCCACCCTCTGCGACGGCATCACCGCAGGCGTGAGCCTGGGCCAGACCGCCACCGACGCCGAATGCGATGCGCTGCTGGCTGGTGAGCTGGGTGCGGCGCTGGCCGCCGTGGACCGCCACACCCTGCACCCGCAGCCGGACACCCGCCGGGCCGCCCTGGCCTCGTTCACCTACAACGTCGGCGCCGGCGCGTTTGCTCGCTCCACCCTGCTGCGCCTGCTCAATGCGGGCGACGTGGCCGGTGCCTGCGCCGAGCTGAGCCGCTGGGTGTTCGCCGGTGGCCGCGAGCTGGCCGGCCTGGTGCGCCGGCGAGCTGCTGAGCGGGAGCTGTGCGAGGTGGGGTTGTGACCCGGGTCCTGGCCATCCTCTGCGCTGCGCTGGCCCTGGCGCTGTACAGCTTGCACGCCGCCTACGGCTCGAAGAGCGCCGCGCTGGGCGCCGCCCAGGAAAAACACCAGCAGGCCACGGCCCGTGCCGCCAGCCTGGCCGAAACCCTGCGCCTGCAGCGCGCCCTCGCGGCCGAGGCTGCCGCGCTGGACAACCAACACACCCGGGAACTGACCCATGCCAAGGCCGAAAACGACCGTCTGCGCGCTGCTGTTGCTGCTGGCCAGCAGCGGCTGCTCGTCAACGCCACCTGCCAGCCTGCCGGCGCCGCCGGCGTGGCTGATGCAGGAACCCCCGAACTCACTGCCCAGGCTCGACAGGATTATCTCGCCCTCCGCGACGAGCTCGCGCTGAGCCGCCAGATGATCCTCGGCCTGCAGGACTATGCACGCCTGTGCACCGCTTTTCACATCACCGACCCGAGGAATACCCCATGACCGAACGCCGCGAAATCACCCTGACCGTGGGCGACGCCGACTTCCAATTCACCGTGGATGCCGCCGACGTCACCAAGTACTTCAACAGCATCACCCAGACCAGCAAGGTCGCTCCGGCCACCAACCTGCTGAGCAACACCGTGCATCAGGACCAGCGCGCCCCCCTCAAGGGCCTGCTGAAGAACCCCGTACTGGCCATGCAACTGGCCGGCGCGCTCCTGGAGGAGTACAGCCCGGACGTTGAGATCACCGTAAAAAAGCCCTCGCCCACGCTGAACGACTGAGCGAAAGCGGGCTGAGCCAGCTGGTGGCACTGACCACTCGCTGGCTACCCGGCCAGCAGCCCACCGTGGAAAACATGGGCACCGCCAAGTGGCTGGAAGAAGAGTACTGGAAGCGCATGGAGTATGCCGTGGCCAACGGCATCGCCAGGGCGCTGAACGGGTAGGAACCGATGGCAGATCGCAGCACCAGGCTGGACTTCATCCTGCACCTCAACGACATGGTCAGCGCCCCGTTGGCCAAGGTGAAGATGGGTTTCAGCGAACTGGCCGAAAAAGGCCAGCAGAACATCACCCAGATGGGCGTAGGCCTAGCCGGGATGGTGGGCGCCGGCGTGGCCATCACCGAAGCGATGCAACCTGCCTTGGAGATGAACCGTGCGCTGGCGGACGTGCGATCGCTTGGCGTTGCCGAGGACGCCCTGGACGCGCTCAACAAAAAGGCGCTGGCGTTCTCGGTGGCCTATGGCGAGAACGCCCAGGCATTCGTCGCCTCGGCCTACCAGGTCGAGGGGGCCATCAAGGGACTGACCGGCAGCCAGTTGGCCACCTTCACCCATGCCTCCAACGTGCTGGCCAAGGCCACCAAGGCCGATGCGGCCACCATGACCAGCTACGTCGGCACCATGTACAACCTGCACAAGAACCAGGCCGATGCCATGGGCAAAGGCGCCTGGGTCAACGCGCTGGCCGGCCAGACCGCGCTCGCGGTGCAGCTGTTCCGCACCAGCGGCGAGCAGATCGGCGAAGCCTTCAACGCGGCCGGCGGGCTGGCCAGCACGGCAGGCGTGTCGCTGGCCGAGCAGATGGCCGTGCTGGGTACGGCTGCCAGCACCATGGACGCCGGTACCGCCGGCGGGGCCTACAAGGCGTTTTTCGAGAACGTGGGCGCCGCCTCGGAAACCCTGGGCATGTCATTCACCGACAGCACCGGCCGGCTGCTACCAATGCTGGACATCGTCGAACAGCTCAAGGGCCGCTTCGGCGACCTGAGCGTGGCGGCGAACTCCGACTCACTGGCGCAAGCATTTGGCGGTGAGGCGGCGATGCTGCTGACTCGTCTGATGGGCGATACCGACCGGCTGCGCAACGGCATGGACAAGCTGGGCCAGGTGCGCGGGCTGGAAGCGGCTGAGCAGATGGCCAAGGGCATGGTCGATCCATGGCAGCAGTTCGCCGCGGCGGTTCAGGCACTGCGCATCGCCATAGGCCAGGCGCTGATGCCGATCCTGACGCCGCTGATGGAGCGGCTGACAGGCATTGCCTCCACTGTTACCCGCTGGACCGGACTGTTCCCCAACATTACCCGCGCGGTTGGTCTGGTGGCTCTGGCGATGCTGGGAATGGCGGGTGCGATCGGCGCTGTGACATTTGCCGTGGCCTTGGCGAAGACGGCCTGGCTTGCGTTTTCGACAGGCCTGCTTGTCAACCCTTTGACCTGGATCGTGATCGGCATCGTCGCGGTAGCGGCAGCGGTTGTTTGGCTGATCAGCCGCTGGGATTCACTGGTGGCCTCGTTTGGCGACACTGCCTGGTTCCAGGCCCTGATCACTGTGCTGACGCCGGTGGTGCTGCTGTTCCGTCTGTTCGGCGCGCTGCTGGGCGGTCTATGGGACGGGCTGGTTGCCGTCGTCGCTTACGGCATTCAATTCGTGGCCTGGTTACTGCAACTGGAGGCGGTCACCACCGCTGCCAAAGCGATCTGGGACGGCTTCGTCTGGGCGCTCACCAACATTTCCCCTTTCGCGCTGCTGGGCGATGCCATCAAAGGCCTGATTGGCCTGCTCAATAAGATCCCGGGCGTGAACATCGACACGAGTTTCGGTGGAGCTCCAAAGATCCCCGGCGCGGATCTGACCCAGCCTCAACCCGGGGAAAGCGTCCTCGCGCCGGACATCGATCCGCTGTCTGCAATTCCGGAGATGCCCGCGCAGGTCCTCCAGGTCGAGCCCGCCATGGGTGCATTCGCGGCGCCGCAACTGCCGGAGACCACCCTGGGTATCGGCACCGCCATCGACCCGCTGCCGGCGGTACCGGAAATGCCGGCGCAGGCACTAAACATCGAGCCCGCCATGGGCGCACTCGCGGCGCCGGCGCTGCCGGAAACCACCCTCGGCATCGCCACAGCCATCGACCCGCTGCCGGCAGCACCGGACATGCCAGCGCAGGCCCTCCCGATCGAGCCGACCATGGGTGCGCTCGCAGCGCCGACGCTGCCGGAAACCACCCTCGGCATCACCACGGCCATCGGCCCGCTGCCGGCAGTACCGGACATGCCCGCGCAGGTCATCCAGGTCGAGCCCGCCATGGGTGCATTCGCGGCGCCGCAACTGCCGGAGGCCACCCTGCGTATCGGCACCGCTATCGACCCGCTGCCGGCGGTACCGGAAATACCGGCAGCGGCTCTGCAAATGGAGCCCTCCATGGGTGCGCTGGAATCGGAACAGCCAGCCAGCCTGTCGCCTGAGCGGCCCACAGCCGTACCCAAAGGCGGCTTGCTCAGCAGCATCCAGAACACCACCAACAACCAGAGCAAGGGCACCCACGTCGAGCGGGTGGAGATCCATACAGGCAAGGAAATGAGCCCCTTGGCCCTGGAACAAATGCTCAGCATGGCGGTGGGCTGATGTACGTCGACCTTCTGATTCAGGGCAACGACCTGGTGCTTGATGCCGGCAGCCTGCCGCAACTGGTGGACGGCCGGGCCAGCATCGCTCAGGACATCGTCCACATGCTCCGCGACAGCGGGCTGATGGTGAAGCTGGTGGCCGAGCGCGACCGCTTTCGCCGGCGAGACTGCCTGTCGCAGATGGAGCTGCTGCTGGAGGCTGACGTGCGCCTGGTACCGGGTACAGCGGAGATTATGGAGCGCGAGGGCGGCCTCTACCTGGTCACCGCGCGCACCGTTGATTTCGGACCTATCGAGGTAACACTGTGAGCGTTGATTTCAACCAGGTGCTGCGCGACGCAGGCATTCCCACCACCGACGCCGAACTGCGCGCCGAGTGGGAAAAGGAAGTGAAGGCCCAAGGCAGCACCCTGAGCAACACCAGCGCCTGGTCGCCGTTCTGGCGCATCATCACCGCCCTGGTCACCAAGCCGGTGCTATGGATGCTGGGCTTTGTCAGCAACACGCTGCTGCCGAACCTGTTTGTAAAGACCGCCACGGGTGCCTGGCTGGATATGCTGGCCTGGGCCTACGACATCGAACGCAAGGCCGCCGCCAAGGCACAGGGCACGCTGCTGTTCAGCCGGGCCGGCAGCAGCGGCACGCTGGAAGTCGCGGCCGGAACCCGCGTGCAGTCGCCCAGCATCAACGGCCGGGTGTACGAGCTGGTCACGCGCGAGTCGCGCACGTTCGCTGACGGCCAGGTCCAACTAGAGATCCCGGTGGTGGCCACAGAAGCTGGAAGCGGGCACAACCTCGCCCCGGGCTATTACTCGATCCTGCCGGCACCGGTACCAGGCATCACCTTGGTAATCAACACGGATGGATGGCTGGCCAAGCCGGGCGCCGACGCCGAACCGGATGACGAACTGCGCCTGCGAGTGCGCAACCAATTCAGCGCCGTGAACCAATGGCACACCGACGCGGTGTACCGCGCCATGATTGCCTCTTTCCCGGGCGTGCGCGCGGACGGCATCTTCTTCGACCACAGCGCACCGCGTGGCCCAGGCAGCGCCACGGCTTATGTGCTGTTCGAAGCGAACGCCCCGGCCGCAGCCTACCTGCAGCAGATTAATGCCCACATTCGCGATTCCGGCAACCACGGGCTGGGCGACGACATGCAAGCGATGACCATGCCCGAGACGTTGCATGACATCGCCCTGCAAGTATGGCCGGTGCAGAACCTGACCGAGCTGCAACGCATGGAGCTGCGTGGCGGCATCGAGCAGTTCATCCGCGCGGCCTTCCGCGAAAGCAGCGCCCACGACTACCAGCCAACCCTTACCTACCCGAATTCCCGCTTCAGTTTCAGCCGGCTGACTGAGGAGCTGCACGCCCAGTTCCCGCGCATTGCCTCGCTGAAGTTCGCCACCGACGACATCGTGTCCGCCCTGGCCATCCCGCGCATCAGGATGCTGGTTGTGGAGTTCGCCAATGAAAATTGATCTGCCGGTGTGGCTGAGCGGCCCGGAGATCTCGAAGCTGCGACGCGCGGCCGAAGCCTGGTGGACCCGGGCGCAGGGCTGGTTGCAGTGGCCACTGCAACAGATCGATCCCGACACCTGCCACCCAACCATCCTCGATCTATTGGCCTGGCAGCGCGACATCACCCGTTTCAACGGCGAGCCCGAAAACCTCTACCGCCTGCGGGTCAAGCACGCCTTCATCAACTCTCTGGACGCAGGCACTACAGCCGGGCTCAAGCGGGTGCTGCAGCGCCTCGGCATCGGCTACGTCGATATCGAGGAACGCATTGACGGACGCGATTGGGATGTCGTGCTGCTGCACCTGAGCGACGGCCAGCTATCCGCCAATCCCGAGCTGCTGCGCGTCCTGGTGCAGCAATACGGCCGCACCTGCCGCCGCTACGACTTTGTAACCATCACCCCGGTGCGCCTGCATATGGCCCTGGTGGATTTCAACGACGACCAGCAGACGCTGGTCGCCAGCCTGTAGGAGCACTCATGGCTGCAAGCATTACCCTCGCCGGCGAAAGCCTGATCGCCCAGAAGCAGGATGCCCGGGAAGTCCTGGACATCAATCGGTTCGTCTTGGCCATGGTGCCCGGCCTGGATCCCAACAGCCCGGTCGATCGCGCCGCAGGCATGCCCCCGGCGGACCAGATTGTCGGATCCTGGCCGTACACCCAGAAGGGCTATGTAAACCCCAACCAGGTGGTCTACAGCCTGATGCTGGGCAGCGACATCGGCGACTTCGATTGGAACTGGATCGGCCTGCAGACGGCCGAAGGCGTGCTGTTCGCTGTGTCCTACGTGCCGGTGCAACAGAAACGCCGCAACATCCCGCCGCTGCAGACCGGCAACAACGTCACGCGCAACTTCCTAGTCTCGTTCGATGGCGCCCAGGCTCTGACGGCGATCACCATTGATGCCGCGACTTGGCAGCATGATTTCACCGAGGCGCTGCGCGCAAGACAGCCACTCCACGAAAACCTGACAGCGCTGGCCAGCCTCACCGGCGCCGCCGATCGCATGCCCTATTTCACCGGCGCCGGCGCGCTGTCCCTGGCCGTTCTGACTGCAGCGGCCCGGACCTTCCTGGCCGCCTCTACCCAGGCGGCCCAGCGGACGGCACTGAACCTGTTCACCGACGCATCCGGCGTGGTGACCGAAGGCAGCGGCGCG